TTGGAGTTGGAGGAAGAAGAAGTATGATTATCTTAGTTTTGTGCTGTATGTTAGTTTCTTACGGATTGGGATATTATGATGGAAACAGAACTAAATAGACTTATACTCTTAGAGGGATCAGATGGAATACAAGAACTTGTTAAATCGTATAATATCGCGTGGTTTGGAGTTAGAGTCATTAGTCTTTCATCAATCATCAGAATCATCTGCTAAAATAGGCGTTGCTCTCTCTTCTGGAATCGACTCAAATCATATACTATTTGGACTGATAGAAAGTGGTCTGGAAGCATCTACAATCGCCTTCAGCTTCCATGTTGAGGGCATTCTATCATCAGACTTCAAGGCCGCCCAAATCAACTCTAAAGCACTGGGAATTAAGTTTGTTGAAGTGATTATTCCGAAGACTTTAGATATCACCCGTCTAATTAAGATTCAAAGATTAGGCCTTAAGAACAAATCAGCTGTAGAATCGACTTATCCAATGAGTTTTGTATGGGATAAGATGAAAGAGTATGGAATAACCACTGGATTCTCTGGTGTTGGTATGGATAATTTTTTTGGACTGACTAAGAAGGATAATATCTACAATAAGACTTTGGAATCAGCTCAGAAGAGAAGAATGGAGCTTATTGGAAATGGAGTCCCAGGCATTCAAGGAAAGGTATGGATTGACTTAGCTAAAGAAAATGGAATTAATCTAATCTGTCCAGCATATAATAAAGATGTGTTCGACTATTTCAATGATCGGACTTTCAAAGAACTTAATACTCCTAAGGAAAAAGCTGAATTATGGACTGCTTATCCTGGATATACCGAGAAGTTGAAACTAGGAAAACACACTAATCTAAATTGTGGTGATAGTGGAGTTAGAGAAATGTATGAAACACTATTAACCAATAAAGTTCTAAATCCTAATGGTAAGACACAGATGTTAGCCTTTTGGAAAGATTGGCAGAATAGACTGAAAGCAAATACAGTTTTAAGCAGGTTTATAGATGAGTAATATTACCATTGAACTTATTAAAACAGATGGTAATAGTAAGTTAATAGGACCAGATGGAGAGATATTAGTAATCTTTCCTATAAATCCTAAGAAGATGAGATTGATAGTTTTGGAGGCATCATGAAAAGAAAAATAAAAAAAGTGAGTGTAGTAGACGATGAGGGGATTGAAACGTCTCCAGCCGGCCTTAAAATCAAAAGAAAAGGGGTTTCTAAGTCCAAGCCGGTGTCATTCACTCAAAAAGATAAGATAAAGTTTAGGGCATCAAAAGAATGGAAGGAATTCAGAATAGCTAAGATCGCAGAGACAAATGGACTATGTGAATTATGTGGTAGAGCATTCCCATCACCAAAACTTCACATCCATCACCGCGATTTGGATAGAGACAATTATACAGACATTTCGGATAAGAGTAAATTCAAAGTTTTAGATGTTACCTGTCATGATTTTCTACATTCTGTTCATAGTATGGTAATTTCAAAGAAGAACTGCACTACGAATCAGAAATTAATAGAACTACAAAAGCCATTTTTTATCTAATATTGAGTTGGATAAATATATAGATACAAAGGAAAAATAATGAGCAAAACTAAAGTTACAAATAATCAAATACTAGGAATAAGTCAGTTGATTCAGTCCATTGATATTGAGAAAACTAATCAGAAGACAGCTTATTGGGTAGCTAGAAATCTTAGAATTATGTCAAAAATCCTAACTGAATATCATGAATTACAGACATCAATTCAAAAAGATAAATGGTTTTTAGATTTTCAGAAAGATGTAGACGCCATTGGACCCGAAAAAGCTGAAGAAAAATGGAAAGAACAGTTAGATTCTGCAAATGAGGAACTAAAAACCTTTGGAAATAGAGAAACTGAGATTGATTTTTATACTATTTCCATTGATAATATTGAAGCACCAGCTAATATTATACCAACTGTAATGGATTTGATATCGGAATGACTGAAATGAACTTGGAAGAGTTGTTTACTACCATTCATTGGGATATTTTCTCTGAATGGTGTGGTAAATGGAATAATAATGGCGTAACTATCAAGATGTTAGGTACAAATAATAATCAAATTTCAATGGTTGGTGATTATAGAGACTACATTATTAGAAATCTTCAGATGTTATTAGTCCTTAAGAATAGAGATAACCTAACAAATATTGATATGCAGATGAGCTTTTCAGTGCTAAATAAGTCATATACAATCCTTGTTATACTATCAGACTTGCCTCCTTTAATTCTCACACACAAAGATGACGTAATTGAGAAGATTCAGTCTAAGAGAGAATCAAAAGGTAAAGTGAGGAAAGTATATGGCGCTTAAGTTCGATTCACCCACTGCGCATCTTCATTTAGTCGATTGGAAAGTTACAGGAATATGTCCAACAGAATTAATCAAGATGTTTAACGAACTGTTGGATAGCTTAACTACTAAATCAAAGTATATTAATTATCCATCTCACGTTAAGGATGATATGAAATCGGAAGCAATATATCAATTCTTAAAATATTCCCATAATTATAATCCAGATAAGATTAAATCCAAGAATGGAGCTTTCACTTTTCTCTGTTTTAATGCCGAAAATGCTTATAAGAAGGTAATTAAATCCTATTATAAACACATCAATCTTAAAGAGCTCCTATTAGAAACATCCGATAACAGAGAACTATTGGACAATTACGTTGACACATTATCTGACAATCGAGAAGACCTTAAAAACTGGCAATTCTGATCTAGATAATAACTATAAACCAATTAGATATCATTTCATTGAGGTATCTAATTTTGTTATATGAAGAAAAAACGAAAATCTTATCTGGTAAAAATGCTATCAGATCTTAAAATAGCTGAAGAAAACAATATGTTACCAGCTATTATTGAAGAAATTAAAGGTCGTATCGCAGCATTTAAGAAATATAAACACGATTATTATATCCGAAGGAAAAATAATGTCAAATCCTAATGGTAATCCTAAAAATCTAAAACCTAATTATGAAGGTAGAAATATCAATCCTATGGGTAGAAAAGGTAAGGATGGAACAAAAGGACTATCTCTGAAAGGTAGCTATAAAAAGTTCCTAGAGAATATGCCAATAGAAGAACATGATAAAGTCTGGTTGGGTCTATTGAGAAAATGTAGAGATGGTGATACTGCTGCTATTAAACTAATGATTGAGCTAAATGGTGAACAGGTAAATGATAAACTATTGGATGTGGTTGAAAGTTCTGCTAAAATAGTGATTAATATACCACACATTGAAGAGGAATAATGGGAATCTTTGGTAATAGTGATGAGTTTATACCTAATCCTAAACAAATAAGATTCTTAGCATCCACATCTGACATACTTTTATATGGTGGAGGAGCCGGATCTGGTAAATCCCTATGCGCTCTTATATGGCTTTTAGGTTTAAATAATGGATATGAAGGAAAAGCCAGATATCAGATAGGTTCTTATAATGGTTTAATATTCCGTAAAAATCGTAAAGACTTAGCAGATCTTATTAAGGAAAGTAAAAGAATATATCCACATATTGATCCGGGAGCTAAATACAACAATTCTGATAACTTTTGGCAATTCAGTTCTGGTGCCACGATATATTTTTCCTACTTCGAACGATATGAACAATGTGAAGGACAGATACAAGGTCAACAGTTTCAGAGTATTTTAGCTGAAGAAGTAGGTCAACATGAAACTGACAAGATATTCCTATATTGTTTGAGTCGATTAAGAGGTAGCAATGGCTTAAAACCATACTTAAGAGCTACAGCTAATCCTGGAAGATATAAATGGTTAAGAGAATATTTCCAGATTAATGATAGAGGTGATTCAACAAAGTTCTCCAAAGAGTTTATATTAGCTGATGGAAGTGTTGTAACCAAGAAAATTGAGTACATCCAAGCTCTATTAGCAGACAATCCTCATGTTACTAAAGAATATGAGGCCTCTTTAATGATGTTAGGTATTGAAGAGAGGAAAGCCTTATTGGAGGGGAGATGGGATGCTTTTACTTCTGTGGCCGGACAAATATTCGAGAATGAACTGAAGCTAATGCAAGAGGAACATAGAATATCAATAGTTCGTCATGATAAAGCTCATTCAGTATTCACGTTCTGGGATGTTGGTATTAATGACTATAATATTATTCTATTTGTTCAGTTTGTAGGAAAAGAGATCAGAATAATTGATATGTTGAAAGGTAATAATAAGTCTATCAGAGATTATTGGATACCTGAACTTAGAAAGAAACAGATTGATAATGAATATGTTTACGATACCCACTTCTTACCTCATGATTCGGCCCAAAGAGATAAATTCGGTGGTGAGTCTTTATTCGATTCAGTTAAGAAGGTATTGAGAGATGTGGCTAAACTACCTAGACCTAATCTAAAGTTGGAATCAATACAAAAAGCCAGAAATATGTTTGATAATGTATGGATTGATAAAAATAAATGTGCTGACTTATATGATGATCTGTCCAATTATAAGAGAAAGTATGATTCCGCTAATAACATTTGGAGTAATGAGCCAGTTCATAATGATGCCTCTCACTCAGCAGATGCCTTTCAGTATATTGGATATTATAAACCAGCAACTAAGATTGACTATTCTAAGTACACGAATGTAACCAGAACTAATCCATTTACGATATAATACTCCATTTTTGTCACCATTCTAAAAATATGATGTCTAATTTGGTGTATGAATGATAATACTAAAACAACTACTGTAATCCAATTGACAAAAGCTCAGTTGGAAACTAATAAATTAACTCCTAAAGATTTTATCGAAGTTAACTCTCTCACAGATTTTGGATTCACATCAGAGATTGTAAACGATATGGTCCATTATGAAATCTTTCCACAACTCTATAAGATTGGTAATAAGATATCTGTATTGAGAAAAGAGATATTTGGTGTTGTGGAGACTCTATTGAAGCGTTCTATGACTCTTTATAAGGCAGTTGAAGCAAAAGATAAGTTAGCAAATGAGATTGGAAAGTCCGCATTGCCTGTTGATGAATTAGACAGACGTATTAAAGAAGCCAAAGAAGCCGGTTGTATTGGTACCGAATCAGTTGCTGCTCATATCCAAGGACACTAATTTAATCTATGGACAAAACAACCTTCTTAACTGATCTACATTCCAAATATGAGGCGACTAAAAACGCTTGGAAAGATATATTCAATAACTATACCAATGATACTGTATTCGAAAATGGAGATATGTGGGATGCTTCAATTAAGAGTTCTCGCCAAAAAGAGAATCTAAGTTGTCTGTCTGTTAATAAAATATCCGATAAAATTAAATATATCGTTAATAATGCCAGATCTAATATGCCTTCAATAAAGGTTCATGCAATTAGTGAAGGTGCTTCCGAGAATACAGCTAAAGTCTTCGATGGAATAATTAAAGCTATTGAGTATAAATATAACGCCAAGCAAGCCCGAATAACTGCTCACAAGACTAATGTTGTTGGTGGTTTAGGTGCTTGGAGATTAGTTCCTTGTGTTGATAGTAAGGGAAGATACAGAGATATTAAATATGAGAGAATTACTGATCCAACTACTGTATTAATGGATCCTTCCTCTAATGAACAGGACTTCTCAGATGCAGAGTATGCCTTTGTTGTTAAGTATATCAGTAAAACCACATTCAAAAAGACTTATCCTGATATTGATATTGCTAACTATGATTCGAATTACAAAGATTGGTATTCAGATGATTCGGTACAGATCGTGGAATACTGGAAGAAAGATGGAGATAAAGTCAGTTTCTATTATGTAAATGCTGATAATATCCTAGAGTCAAATGAAGATTATCCAGGAAAATATATACCAATTCTTTATCTAACTGGCTCTGAGTATTCTTTAAACGGTGAAAAAGATTATAAAGGTGTTGTTAGAGATGTGAAAGATATGCAGATTCTTCACAATTTGACAAAGTCCAGAACTGCTGATTATATAGCCAGATCTGCAGAAGCTCAATGGTTAGCCGAAGTTGAGCAAATTGCAGATCACCCAATGTGGGAATCTTCAAATGTTAATGGTGCTCCAGTTCTTCTCTATACTGGAACATCCTCTGGTGGTAAACCTTCTCGAATTGATCCATTATCACCTCCAACTGGTTTAATGGAAAGTTCTAAAGAGTCTGATGAAGATATACGCAGAATGATTGGTATTAGAGATCCTCTTGCTGACATTCCTGGAACAAATTCTGGAAAAGCAATATCACTTCAGATTGCTCAAGGTAATATTGGTACATTCGAATATATTGACAAACTTAATGACCTAATCAAATACGAAGGAAGAATCTTGGTTGATTTGATTCCTAAGATTTATGATTATCCACACATTAGAGAAGTATTGGGTATTGATGGTCAAGTCACTACAGTCCAGTTGAATAAGCCTTACATTGAAAACGGTGAACAGGTTATGCATGATCTAAGTGCTGGAGAATACCTGGTCACAATTAATGCTGGTCCTTCTTATGATAGTCAGCGCAGTGAAACATCTGATAAATTGATTGAACTTGTTGGAAAATATCCTCAGTTCATGCAAGTTGCTGGTGATCTGATTGTTAAGAATATGGACTTCGTAGGTGCTGATGAACTAGCTGATAGACTAAAAGCTGGAATTCCTCCTAATATATTGGCTGCTTCTAATCCTACAAATGGTAATAAACCTGAAGCAATGATGGCTCAGTTGCAAGCTCAAATGGCTCAAATGGCTCAGCAACTACAACAGATGACTGATCAGAATCAACAGTTACAACAGATTAATCAACAGTTAACTCAGGATCAGCAAACAAAAGCTACTGAACTTCAACTAAAGACTCAATCTGAAATGGCTTTGATGCAGAATAAAGCTCAGATCGAAATGAATATTCTACAGTCCAAGACACAGATGGAAGCTCAGATTGCTAAGATTAGGATGGAGCATGAACAACAGATGAAAATGTTGGAACTACAAGCATCTGGAATTAATCTCAAAATAACTGGTGATCAGAAATTGGAACAAATGAAAGTTCAAGGTGATATAGAAAGTCAATTGAAACAGATGGATAATGAACAGGAAATTAATGTTCTTCATACTGAGAGTCATTCAGCTATATTCCTTGAAGAGATGAAAGCTGATATTAAGAAAGAAGAGGATCGTTTGAAAGCTGAAGATGAGATCAATAAGCTCCATGTTCAGAATCACGCAGAAATCTTCTTAGCTCAAATGAAAGCAGAAATTGAAATGGATGTTAAAGAAAAGACCGGTATTGATCTGATTGATTGATAGAATCCCACCGATAAAAATTACTGAGTCTGATGGTTATCTGTCAGACTTTTTTATTTCATATATTTTTAGATACCACATTTTCAGAGTATCTAATTTAGTGGTATGAATGAAGAAACACTAAACGAACTGGAAGCCCTTAGAGAAGAGGTTCCAACAGAGACAGTAGATACCGGTGCTAACGCTAAAGTTGAAACTGATAATGACAACGAATCTGATAATAAACCATCAGATGATAAAGTTGAGGAGAAAGAAGAATTTAAACCTTGGAAGAAAGTAGCTGAGAAGAAGGAAGTTGATGTAGTTCCTTATCAGAGATTCAAAGAGATTAATGATGAAAGAAAGGCTTATCAATCAAAGTTGGAAGAATATGAAAGAGAATTGGCGGAACTAAAATCTGCAAAAGAAAAGATCGAGAAGATTAAGGGACCTGAGGATATTAATATTGGTGATTATGATGATGTCGATTCTTATATGAAGGACGTTATTGAAGCAACCAAGAGAGCTGCTATTGCTGATGTTGAGCGAAACTACCAAGAGAGAGAAATACAGAGAGTTAGGGAAGCTCAATCTGCAGAAATAGTTAGCAACTTCCAGAAGAATGTGGAAGAGTCTATTAAATATAATCCTGAAATTAAAGAAGCGGTTTCATTTATTGATAATTATGCTGATCAGTTGGATCCTAGAATAGCCAAAGAGTTGCTATTGGATGAGAATGCTGGTGAAGTGATCTACGATATTGTAACTAATCAAGACCTTTTAACCAAACTATTTAAAGGTGATACTGATGATGTTATTCGTTTGATTCATAAGATGTCAGCTAAGATTGATAAAGGTAGTAGAATAGAATCAAAAGCAGAAGAAAGAGAAGTTCCAGCTGCGTTGGTTAAAGAAACATTAAGACCAAAAACTTTTAAATCAGAATCAAAATCAACCACAAAAGATCCTGAGAAGATGACCATAGCAGAATATAGAAAATATGTTAATAATGGATATAAGTAACTGAACTAATTTCTGGATAGAGTGAGACCTCGTTAATCATCTATCCAAATATTCTTCCATTTTTCTGCTCGAACTATGGATGTACAATGAGCTCAGAAGTCAACTGATAATAAAACATCCAAAATAGTTAGAACAAACCTCCTTAAGTGGAAAAGAGTAAAATATGTCAACTTTAATTACCTCCAATATTATCAGCAAAGCTACGCTGATCAATTTCGAGAACAACCTTGTCATCGCTAATAAAGCAGATTGGCAGTATAGTGAAAACTTCGGTAAAGGCGATGCCCAGATTGGTGCTTCGTTCGCAATCAGACGTCCAATCATGGTTATTGCTACTGAGAATAACATGGCTTGGAATGCTGGTAACTCCGTTGTGTCTGAATCGAAAGTGACTTTGACTGTTGACCGCACGTTGACTGTTCCAATGTCCTTCTCTGATTCTGATCTGGCTTTGAAAGTTGAACGCTTTACCGATCGTTTCATCTCCAAAGCAACCGCAATTATAGCCGCTAAGTTGGACGCGGCAATCGCTGATGCAATCTCCAACTGTTCAACTGGTACGTCAGCATTCGAAGGAACTAGTTATGCCGGCGCTTCAATCAATGCTGGTGGATACGTTGTTGGTACATTCACATCTGCTTTGACTCCAGACGTTATCGCTCAGGCCAAACAGGTTCTTCAGGATAAGGGTTGCCCAATGGACGAAAGTGCCTTGGTTGGTGTTCTTTCTACACAGGCTAACCGTAGATTGGTCTTGGCTAATGCTACTATTTTCAATCCTCTTTTGAAGGTTGATGGTGTATATCGTAAGGGTTACATTGGTGAGTTTGATGGAATTGAGTTCTCTGTATCTCAGTCCTTGGTAGCTCACACTAATGGTGGACAGGCCGCAGTTACTCCAGGTGCCGCTGCTTCTACTGAATCCTCAACTAGCTGGGTCGAATCTGCTACTGTTACTGTGCCTGCTTTGACTGGTACTGTTAAAGCTGGTGATACATTCGCAGTTGCTGGTGTATATGTGGTTAATCCTTTCACTAAGGCAGTTACTTCCACTCAGTTCCAGTTCACCGTTGTTGCTACTGCTAACGTTGGTTCAACTTCTTTGACTGTTACTCCAGCTCCAATCTTGACTGGCGCTTATCAGAATATTTCGTCAACTTTGTCTGGTAAAGTTTCCACTCTTGTTGATGCAATTAATGCTACTGGAGTTGAGTCGATCATATTCCACAAGAATGCAATTGCTTTGGCTTCTATTGAATTGTCCATACCTAAAAAATCCTCTTACGACATGGCTGAAATGATTACTGATCCAGACGTAGATGGCTTCAAGCTTCGTTTCCTTAGAACTTACGATGCGATTGGTGCTTCGGGTTCTTTCGGTGGTGGAGTTGGTGTTGGTGGACCTGGTTACATTGCTCGTTTCGACGTTGCTTATGGAATCAAGACCGCACAGCCTGAGTTCATCGTGCGTGTCAGAACTAATTAAGATAAACTGACAGTAAGTATAGAAGGAGATCTTAATTGGTCTCCTTTTTTATTTCCCTGAGAGACTACCAACTAATTTGTTATTATGATTCAAACACTAACTGTATACGATATAATTCAAAAAGCTCTAAGAGTAACTGGAGTTGTTGCTTTAGGTGACACGATTGATCCATTGGTTTTTCAGGAAGCATTGATGATCTTGAATGGTCTCAGAGCCGAATGGTCCCTCAATATTAGGAATTGGAAGAAATATGACAAAACATTCTCTGCAATATCGAATAAACAATCAATTACATTAGGGTCTACTCTGACAGTTAGTGGAGATATCTTGGAAAGACCTAACACAATTACTGATGTTATATTGATTAATGGATCTCAGACTTCAGCATCTTCGAATAACTATAAACTTCAGATACTTCCTTATGAAATGTATCGTGAAAAGATGGTCCAAGGAATATATGCAATGCCACAAGCTGCTTATATTGATTATGAATATCCTCTCACTAATATATTTTTCTATCCTGGATTAACTGCTGGATGGAGTATTAGAGTGATGGGTAATTCCTATATGACGGACTATGAAAACATTGGTGACACTCTATTGGATCCACCTGAATATTTCGATGCATTATACTTAGGATTGGCTCAGAAATTGGCTCCTCTTTATGGTATTGATCTTAGTGTTAGTGTTCAGACTCAAGCAGCATCCGCAATTAAACATATCAAACATCACCTATACAGTCTGCGAAATAAAAAACTACAGAATCAGATGGCTGGAATAAATGGAATTAACTTCTTCTCAGGTAGATCAGACTAATGGCTTCTAGAACATCATTAACATCTTTAGGTAATAAACCATTCGCATCTCCTTTTTATAGTATTGGTAAAGAGATTTGTCAGAATATGTACCTTGAAGTTTCCCAATCTTCTGAAGCAAAATCAAATTTCTACCTACTCAAAATTGCTGGTCTTAAATTATTCGCTCCAGTAGATCCGATCAACTTGGGTGGAGTTAGAGCTTTAATGACAACTGGTGGATATAGAACATTCACTGTTGTTGGTAATAAGTTCATGGAAATAATTCAAGATGGTTCCAAAATGCTAAGAGGAACATTAAATTCTATAAATGGTGTTGTGAGTATAGCGGATAATGGATATCAGTTAATCTTGGTTGATGGAATGGATGGATGGATATTTGATTATGTTCACAACACTTTCCTAAGAATATCCGATGAAAACTTTCCTGGCTCTTCAAAAGGATCATCTGCACCAACTCACGTAGCTTATATTGATACCTATTTCATTGTTAACGATCCAGCATCTAACAAATATTACTGGAGCGAATCATACTATCAGTCTTATAATACAACTACTGATGAAACAGTTGATTATGATTGGACTGGAGTTATTACACAAGGATATTGGAGTGGATTAAACTTTGGACAGAAAGTAGGTAAAGCAGATTATATTTCAGCTTTGGCTAATGTGAATAACTATTTATGGTTATTTGGATACAACTCTAACGAGATTCACTATGATACTGGAGACTTTAATAATCAACTATTCGCAAGATATGAAGGAGCAATATTAAATTATGGTTGTAAGAGTCCTAATTCAGTAGCAACTTATGGTAATAATGTATTTTGGTTAGGATCGGACAATGCTGGAACTTTAGGAGTCTTTACCAACGAAGGAATGATTCCAAAAAGAATTAGTCTCCGAGGTATTGAACAGATTATCCAGGAATTTGATGTGTATTCAGATTGTATTGGTTATACTTACGCTCAAGCCGGTCATTCATTTTATGTTATGCAGTTTCCAACAGAGTCCAGGACATTTGTATATGACTTGATTACAGATTCTTGGCACGAAAGAACTTACTTGGATGAGAATGGTGAGTTATCTGCTTGGAGAGGAATGTTTGCAACCAATAATTTTGACAGAATGATGATTGGTGACAGAATATGGAGCACGATTTATGATTCAGACACCACTTACTACCAAAATGATAATCCAGATGATCCGATCAACTTGGGTGGAGTTAGAGCTTTAATGACAACTGGTGGATATAGAACATTCACTGTTGTT